AACAATTGGTTCTAGCTGTTGTTTAATAACAGCAAAGATTTCGTTTCTATTTGTAAACGAAAATTCAAAATTCTGTTCTGTGTTATTCTTGTATAAAATACCGTCTGTGGCAAAAATGTTGGTCTTGCTGTACTTGCCGCTGACATCACTGAGGTCAAAATATTTGCTTAGACCACTGCTGATTCTATTAACACTTTTAACTTTAAGTATCTCACTGCCTAATGTTAAAGGAGTGATGTTGTAATCTTCCGCAGTGACCATACGGTTTTGAGTATAGTAGGCCTGTGGTGCTTTATTTTGAATACTGGCATTAGACTCTGGACCAGAACTATTGTTAATAGTATATTGTAAAGTTAAAGTTAATGTCAGTGTATGACTTTGTCCTGACTTGTTTAGGTAAGGAATATTAACAACAATACCTGACATTTGTTCAGGTTTGATTGTATATGTTAATCCATTGCTTTGGCGATAGAACAACCTAAATTGTCCTTGTGGTAGGTTACCAAAACTACCATCAGCAAAGTTTAAATCAATCTGATCTTGATCACGTGATGTCACGCTATAAATGTTACGCTCAGATTTATCAAGACTATTATAAATGATGTTGTTACCAGTAACGCTAGGAACTTTGGTCCACAATGTAGAGTAGTTTCCGTTACCATCTAACTGCCACAACCATACATCTGTGTCGTTGATGTTAGGAGTATTAACTCCAATAATTTCATTCGATACAGGGTTAGTAATACTAAAGGTCGAAAGCCCTAACTGTCCTTGACGGAAGTGGGCAAAGAAACCTGTGTTAGGACTGCCAGCACCTTGATTATCATTTTTATAGATTAAACTAAATGTATTTGCCGGCTCTGGAGCTTCTTCATAAATTGAAGTAGTACCAGACATTGTGGCAGGAACTACTTCAAAGGCCATTGCTGTGCCGTTGATATTTTTTAAAAAGTTATAAACTGGAATATCCGTATTAGAACTATTAATACGATATTGCTCTGTTAAAATACCTTCAATGGTTTTTCTATCATAGGGTTTGCCAAACGCAAAGCTACCGGCCATTGAAGAATTCATTATTGAAATAAATTGTTGGTACCAATTGATATTTGTAGGATCGTTCCATCCAACAGTGGTGTTGGCTAGGTTAACACCGTTAGAGTCAATAACATTGTCTGTGGTAGAAATTGCTGTTACTTTTAAGAATCCACGAGACGGAATGTTACGAGTTGGCACATAACTGATTAGCTGTGCTAGACGTAAAATGCTATCACGACGTTGTGCTGTTTCTAAGAAATTTTCACGAGCATTTAAATCAATACGGAAGGATAAGTTTTGACCTAGGTAAGCAATTAAATCAACAAGAGCAATATATTCACTGCTATCAACAAAGTCATTGAAATCTTCAGGAAAGTTTTCTTGAAGATATTGAATCATAGTGCGGCGTAGAGTTTCAAAATCGTAGCTTTGGAACTCGGCATTGCGATAAGACTGGTATACTTTTTTCCAATCTTCGCTGACTAGTAGTTTGTTGTTGGTTGATGGAATCATGATTTTTATTAGCTACCGTATTTATTGTTAGTATAAACCTGGTACATTATTGTGCAGTTAGGCCAATACTTTGATCAAAAGATAGCTTCAATGTAGAAGATTGATCAGTGCCATTAAGTAATAATGTTATTTCAAGGATATAACCGTTGTCGTATTCGTTGAGATCTAACTGCGTAGGAGTTACTCTAGGATCTGATGTACAGATTTTTGTGATATCATCTGTGAGTTGTTCTCTAACTTGATCAGTTAGTGGCTCCATTAACAGGTCCCAAATAGCACTGCCAAACTCAGGATTCATTACTCTGCTACCTTTTCTGGTATTGAAATGATTGATAATATCTTGCTTGATTAAATCAAGATCATATAATCTTGAACCAGTATTATTATCGTCTACAGAGCTAAATCCTTTATAAAAATGATTTGTTTTTGTAGCCTGCTGATATACAGCGGTAGAGTTATTGAGTTCAATAGTTTTGTAAGCCATAGTAATATTTATTGTCCTGTTCTAACCGACTTTCCGTCGCCGTCTGTTACCACTATTCCAGATCCTGAGAATACCAGTTTAGATAATTGAGATTTAATATAAGGTAGTTGTGCTCTAACTTTTGTTGCGGCATCTTCCTTGCTGACATAACCCTTGTTGCCAATGTCTAAAGGATTTTGTTGATAGGCTTTTGTTCCAGCTTCAAACAAACTATAGCTTAACGGTTTGCCAACTGCCGCAGGCCATAAAATTGCCATATACAAATCTTCTAAAGATACTTTAGATAACTTTTTAATAGGACCTGCTTTAAAGTATTTTAATACCCAGTCCATTTGCTGTGTTCTAGTTAATGCGCCCAAAGCATCTGTGGTAGTTCCCAATGACTTAGCTGTACTTGGAATAAATTGAATTAGACCAGTTGCGCCTATTCTGTTACGCAGAGATGGATCAAACTTTCTACCAGTTTCAAAGGCCATACAAGCCAATAGGTCAACATAGTCACAGCCTAACTGATTAGAAACATCAATAACCTTATTAATAAATCCTCCATCATCTGCCCAGGCAGCGGGTTGATCTGTATTAAATGTTGGAGACGGATCGTTAGCCGATTGTGTTTTACCTAGCGGAGTTAATCCAATGTAAGCATCTGTTCTTTCAGGAATATAACGTTGAGGATTTGTGCTTTCATGTTGGTCATAAGGTTCGTGTGTAGGCACACGCTGCATAATACTAACAATAGGGTCACCTCTGTATAAGTTGCCATCACTCCATCCTGCGTCTTTGCTACGATTAGGCAACGAATATGTGGGCAACCTTTCTGCTTCAGGAGGATTGCCAGCATCGCTGGCAGGAGCTGCCGCTGGTCCATTCATATGTATCTCTGCAGCTGTTTCGTAGTGTGTACCACCGCTGAGAATGTTTGTGTCTCCAGCTGCTGAAAATTTGTTTGTTCCATTTGAATTAACGTCGATATTTCCCAACGAAGATAAGAACATGCCATCTGTTTTGGCCTGTAATGCTCCTTGGGCATTTATAAAAAAGTCTCCATTGGCAGAATACGCGGCATCTCCGCCGCAGTATAATTTGCCATCTTGATCAACAATTAAACTCATATTGTTTTTAACTTCAGCAACAAAATCGTTACCCACTGATAGATTAAAATTTCTACCTGCTTCTATGTTAACATCTCGATCAGCACGAAAGTTAAAGTCCGCTTCAGTGTGTATGCTCACGCTATCTTGAGCATAGATATCAATCTTACCGTTACTTGTTAGTTCAATACAGGCTGTGCCTTTACTGTTGGCAATATAGATAAGATCCTGACTGTTGTGCATTAGAATTTGATGACCTGTTCTGGTTCTAAGTCTAACAAGTTCATTTTGTCCGTTGATGTCGCCATCGTCCATGACAAATGTAGAGCCACCTAATCTACTTACAGGTTCTTGTCTATTTCCTTCGTAGCCAATTTTACCTTTCTTTCCATTAGGATCTAACGGGCCAGGAGTGCTAATACCAAATACTGCGCTAGGTGTTTCTCGTCTAGCTGAACTAGATGTTACTCCTCGAACTGTGTCTAACAACAAACCTTGTGCTAGTAATCTGTCAGCAAAAGGATGGACCGGTTTAGATATATAAGCAGGTTTTTTGCCTGTGCTTAATGTTTGACTTTTTGTATGAAACTCTGCCACAGGAAGGTAGCTTGTTCCGTATTTTCTTTCTTGTTCGGCTGTTATAGATGATTGTTTACTGGCAGCAATGCCGGGTACCATGTGATTCTGATATTCATCTTGAATACACCCAAACCAATAACCTTGTTCTGTATCTCCGTCTACAAATATAACCATAACACGGGTACCGATGTCAGGCGGTACCATCCACATACCGTATGATTTTTGTACGTCGTTGAAATTATTGCTGTCGTTGCCTTCGTGTCTAACTGAAGTAACACCATAAAATGGGTTAAGATATTTTACTGTATATGTTTCAGTTTGGCTGGTTATCGGTGTAGGTACTCCTAAAACTAAGGAAACTTCCACTACTCCCATGTATGTAGGAT